GGACTTGCTCAGTATTGCCGGTCGCCCCGACAACTACTTCGCCGGTGGGTACATAGAGTACAGGCATTTTGAGTTGCAAACCGTTGAACGAATCGCCGTGTCTTCGTCGGCAGGCGTCACACTTACCCTATTCTCATTCCCTGTCGGGTTGAATTCGGGTATGGAAATTCGCGCTTACGCCGGTTGCAACCGGACTATCCAGGAATGTTCATCCAAGTTCAACAACACGGTGAACTACGGTGGTATGCCGTTCATCCCCACCAAAAATCCGTTTGGCGGCGATCCAATCTTCTAAGGTGATTTCATGTGGGTAACCATTGCAGTATCTATTGCACTTCAAGTGGTGGCTTACGTTCTGACTCCGAAACCGGAAGGCCCGAAGAATGCGGTCGCCGGTAAACTGGATATTCCCCACCCACCCATGGGTGAAGAAATCCCGGTCATCTTCGGTAAGGTGTGGGTCAAAGAAGCCGGTGTGATCTACTACGGCAACCCGCAAACGAAGAAGATTCAAAGTGAGGGTGGTAAGAAATGATCGTCACCCATGATGACTTAAAGGCGTTGCGTTATTGCAACAAAGGAACCCGTGATTTCTTCAAACGGCATAACCTGGATTGGTCAGAGTTCATTGTGAACGGTTTACACGAAACTCAATTTATCAAGACCGGTGACGCCATGGCGTTGCAACTGGTCGAATTCACAAGGGGTAGACGCAATGGGGGGCAGTAAAGGCGGCGGTAGTGTTACAGTCGGGTTCCACTATTACATGAATGTCCACTTTGCGATTGCTCACGGTGGTGTTAATGAATTGCATGAAATCCGCATCGGTGATCGTGTGGCGTGGCGTGGTAATCTGACAAGTTCATCGTCGGCAGAAATAACCGAACCAGAACTATTCGGTGGTGAAAAAAAGGAAGGGGGTGTAATGGGTACCGTTGATCTAATGTCCGGTGAATCAAATCAACCCGTGAACCCTTCATTACAAAGTGCGGTTTCCCGTGCAACTGGTTCGTCTGACATACCCGCGTACCGTGGAATATCCACTCTGTTCTTCAAGGGTGCTGACGGTGTGAATATGAACGGTACACCGTGGAGCAGCCAGCTTAACAACATGGCCTACGATCAGGAGACAGGCGGTCTCATCGGCAAACTCCTGAGTAAACTCAACCTTAGTCGATCATCGTTTATGTGGGGTGCCATGAACCCCTACTTCAAAACACCGGCATTCCTGGTGCGGCGAATCTGGAAAGACTGGTATCCAGAGAAAGCAAAAATAGGTGAGAATGCCAACCCTATTCACATCATCTATGAAACCCTAACCAATAAAGTGTGGGGGTTAGGGTACCCGTCGCAAGACATAGATGACAGCAGCTTCCGTGCAGCCGCTGACGTTATGTTCAATGAAGGTTTTGGATTATCAATGCGATGGTCCAACCAGTCCACCATTGAAGAATTCATCAAGATGGTGAATGAACACATCAACGCCACACTGGTGGAAGACCGGGCGACGGGTCGGTGGCGCATGATCATGGTGCGCGACAACTACAACATTGATGACCTGTTTGAATTGAACGAATCCAACTGTGTTGTTGAAGAATTCCAACGTAAGACCATGGGCGAAACCATCAATGAAGTTGTCGTGGCCTTCACGCGCCCTGAATACGGTGAAACCGATACTGTCACGGCGCAGAACCTGGCCAACTTCGCTAACACCGGGCAGATCAATTCACAGAAAAAAGAGTACCCCGGCATCGCCGACGCCGACACCGCTTTCCGAATTGCAATGCGTGACCTGAACACCCTGTCAAAACCCATTGCTAAAGTCACCGTCACCTGTGATCAGTCCATCATGGGTCAATATCCTGGTGATGTTATCAAACTGAATTGGCCGCGTCTGGGTTTGAATGGCATACCTGTTCGTATTGGCAAGATGAACCTGGGCAGTCTCACCCAAGGTGAAATTCAGATTGAAGCGGTTGAAGACGTGTTCGCATTGCCCGACAACGCTTATATTGAACGCCAACCTATCGGTTGGGTAGACTCGCAAAGGCAGGCAGAACCGGTTACTGACCAGAATCTCTTTGAACTGACCTACTATGAGTTGTACACCAGTACCGATACTGCCGACCGGTTAGAGTGGCCGGAAGACATTGGTTTTGTTGCCACCGCATCATTGTCACCGAATTCAGATTCCAACAGTCTGGCGTTGTACGACAACGTAGGGCAAAGGGAAGTCGGAAACGGTGATTTCACAACCCTGATGTTGCTATCGGAACCCACAGGTTACATGGACACCATACTCACTCTGGACCTGACCGGCATTGATGTCACCGTGTTGTTGGGAGGTGGTCTGGCGTACTTGGGTGATGAGCTAATACAGATCACCAACTACAACATAACTACCGGTAAAGTTACCGTGAAGCGCGGCCTGATAGACACGGTACCGGCGAAGCATCCGGTGGGTGAGAAGTTGTGGTTTTATGCCGGTAACGACTATGTTCTGGACACCACCGACCGGGTAGCTGGTGAAGCCGTCAGTTACAAACTACTGTCTGAAACATCTGTTGATAAGCTGGAACTGAGCCAGGCACCGTCGGTTTCCTACACCTTGCAAAACCGTCAACTGCGACCCTACCGGCCTGGTAACCTGAAGGTCAACGGTTTGTCTTACCCTGATGTCATTGACGGCAGTGAGTTGGTCATGTCATGGGCGCACCGTGACCGTACTCAGGAACTGCTGTTGGAACCCACGAGTTATCTCACAGGTAACATAGGGCCGGAATTGGGTGTGACCTACAACCTGGTGATCAAGGGTGAGAATGGCGCGGTTGTGAGAACTGAAGTTGGTTTAACTGCCAGTCAATATTCTTACGTTGGTGAGTCAAGTGATTCAAACGTGTACGAAATCGCACCTTCTGGCATCTTTGTTTACGCGGACGGTTCGGTTGAAACACCGCAATTACGACTAAACGCAAATCTTGAAATAGAACTGAAGTCCGTCCGTGACGGTCTGGAATCTTATCAAACCCACACCATTGACGTTGAACGCGCAGGTTACGGATTCAATTATGGCAATTTCTACGGAGGAGCAAACTAATGCCAGCCAAGCAAGAACCGAACATTGGAATTAACTACGGGTGGGAAGCCGGGGAATCCGGTATTAACCTTCAATTGGATGAAAACTGGAAAGCCATTGGTGCGCTATTACAACTTTCTGTTGTTTCCGCAACCACCGATGTTCCGGCTTCACCAGTCGCCGGCGATCGTTACATCATTCCCACCGGTGCCACCGGGGTGTGGTCAACCCATGTCGGTAAAGTAGCTCGGTACAATGAAAACACCTGGGAAATTTACACACCTTCGAAGGGTTGGCTTGCATACGTTCAGGATGTTGAAGTTCATGTGTTCTTCGATGGCACCAACTGGTTGCTCCCGGGTGATCTGTACGGACAATACGCTGACGACACGGCTGCGGCCACCGGTAGTGTACCTGTCGGCGGGTTCTATGTGAATTCCTCCACCGGCGCATTATCCGTTCGACTTTCGTAAAACAACCAAATGTGGCATAAGCTAACGTTGGTTGATACTATTGCAAGGAAATGGTTACGCGAGTCAGGAGGTAGTTGTGGGCAGTGAAACGGTATGGC